CATACTTTGATGCTAACTTGTTTGGTTTTAATCGTCAACTTTTTAAGTTCGACTAATTTATACCTCTGCCCGCATCGGTCGCATTCCGCAATGCTGTTTTTACCTGACGCATATTTGTAACCCATGGCTACCTCGCGTAGAACATCTGACGGGGCACAAACCGTATTGGAGCTTTCTCTCTGTCCTCGTCAGCGGCTAACTGATATTGCTGTTCATAATCAGCTTTTAAGGCCGCTATGCGCACGGGATCAGTTCCCGGTATCTTCATAGACATGTAGTAAGAAAGGCCCGCTATCATGGCGTTAAGCATACGGAAAGGTATGTCTTGAATGTTTACACCGCTTCCGGCATCTTGGATACGGCGCATGCGCCATGCCACAAAAATATAGGGGGTAGAGTTGTCTGGGGTAGGCCACACATTGATACTGGGAAGCCAAGCTGAAAAGACCACTGTACCTACACTATGAGTCGCGGCGGTTGTACCGGCTTGCCCGCGAGCACAATTGATCAATTGGTTACCGCTCACATTAGGGTAATAAATAATCTCAGAACCCAGTGTGATGAACCCAGCAGCGGCAATCTGACTTGCGTCGCTGATGTTAATTGTGGTGTCTGTTGCGGCAACGGCTGAAGTAACCGTAGCAGTTGTTGGGTTTACATTACCCGATTGGCGATTGATCCAAACCTGTATGGGGCGACCATACGTTAATTTATTTGGGATCGTGGAATAGGTACTTTCACTAATACGATTGATATTTAAGTCTTGTTGATTCTGGGTTGCCGCATTCGTACGGGTTATCATATCAAGCAAGTCAATCGTGTCGACCGGCAGTGCGTAAGAAACTTGACCATAGACCAGAGGAATTTGGATCTCCTCGACCGTCCACATGTTAAGGCCACGATTGGCCCATTCAACGGTCATTAGGTTCAACGAGCGGCGTGTGGTTCGCAAGTCATAGCCAGACCGAGACTGTGAGCCGCATCTTTCGAATACTTCTTCAACAATCTCAGTGAAATCTAGATTAAACGTTGCGACGCCGCTGGTTGTAGCCATTATTTCTTTTTCATCCCTTTAAGGGTTTCAGCCAAACGCGCACGCTGCCCCAGTTTCCCGGGTTTGCTTGCAGCGGCGGCTAGCTTCTTTGCAGGAATCGTTTTACCTTCTTTGACACCCAGTTCTTCACGTAAAGCACCGGGTTTCTTGATGGCGCCTTTGATCCAATTCTTCGTGGCCATTATGCACTCGCAGCGGGGGTAGCGGGAGCAGGATCAGCTACGGGCGCGGGCGCAGGAGTAGGATCAACAGCAACAGGAGCAGGCTCAACAGGTGCAGGAGCCTCAACGGGTGTTGGAGCTGTAGCATCAACATGAGCTTGTACTGCATCTAGCAACTCTTGAGTTTGGGGTTGAACATCACCGTGTGCGCTTTTTTGGCCTTCTGCTACGTGCATAAGCAATGCAAGTAAGTGTTCGGCTTCGGCTTCCAATTTGTGTAATAGGCTCATTTTGACATCCTCATGTTATCAATTAAGTTAGGGTATGGCCGCCCTGCCTTTTTAGCCGCAGCTTTCGCCGCTGCCTTTTTAGCGGGGCTTAGTTTCTTGTGCTTCTTCGCAGGGTTAGGTTTATCCCAAACTTCACCGCCGCGCTTATACACTTCCACATCGTTCGGATTATCCTTGCGATGTATGATCTTTTTACCAGGCATTTTTGACGGGCTGATGTCACCCATGCCACGGCTCGGCATCATAGATACTTACCCTTTGTAAGACCCCGCTCGGCGCAGCCATCAGCTCGTTTAGATGCGGAACTGACAGAACCACCCTTGGCCATTTTCTTGACCGTTCCACCACGCTTCATAATCTTTTGAGATTTATTCTCAGCAGAATATTTAGCATCTTCAGCCGCGTTTTTCATGGCTTCTTGATCGGCAGGGGAGACATAAGCCTCGCTATTGCGGTAGTTCATTTCGGCAGCGGTTGGGCCACCTTGTTTACCACGTCCTGCGCCAGCGCCAGTGGGGGGTAGTTTGTCCATGATTAGCCTTTATTTTTTATAAGCCATTCCGCCACCGCACATAGCTTCTACGTGCTCGTGGTGTTTTTTATGATCGGCTTTGTGCTCACCATAAATGTGGTGATGGTGCATGTGGCCACCAGCTTTGTGATGCTTTTCCACGTGATGAACGTGGTGTTGATGATGAGGAGTTTCCTCTTTCATGAGTGGTGGATGATCATTTTTCATAATTTACTCCTTAAATCATTTTACCTTTGGTCTTGCCTTTCATGGCAATACCATCTGCGCGCTTAGAGGCTGAACCAATCATACCGCCAGCAGCATACTTCTTAACTTTACCGCCTTTTTTCATGGCGCCTGTACCAATATCATTGCCAGCCATTTTAGGCTCCATACCTCTGGTATGACCCTTCTTTTGAACAGCAGACTCGCCATGTTTTGTGAGCTTGTTAGAGCCTTTTTCCACGTCCTTGGACATGTTTTTTGGGCCCATTGTTTCGCCGCCCATAGCCATCTTTTTCTTCATCATTTCTCCACCCCTTTTAAAAGTTTTGCCTTTATCGGCTTTGCTAAAGTCCTGCCCCACGGATTGTGGGATTCCCACCTTCTTTGCAAACGCTGGACTATGCGCCACCGCTTCCATCAGATTATGTTGTTTCTTGCTAGTTGAGGGCATGTTGAGCCTCCATCAATCTATCAATCTTTGCTTCCAACCTGTCCAGACGATCCAGCACTCTGCCTATATCGGCATGGGCTTCTGCTCTGCTCACATATTCTTTGGCCATCTCTTCCCGTGTCCGGTTGAGCAAAATAGTTACGCGTTGCAATTCGGCTGACTTCTCTCTCAGCACCCAACCTAGCAAGGCGACAAGCAAAGAGAGAACTGCATTCCACATCGTCGTGTCCATTTAACATTTCCACGCTTTAAGAGACTTGTTAATCCGCGAATTCGGGTCTTTTGCCGTCTTTGTAGACGTCAATTTCTTTTTCATCCACTCCATCCTCGCACAAAATGAATCCTTCCTTGATCCGCCCTCGGGTTGGGGAGGCTTTAAATTCATCCCCTCCTTCTTTGCGGATGCCCGGCCTTTGGCGTTTAAGCCACCGTTCGGATTCTTCCCTTCTTTGCGTTGCCATGCGGGTGACTTAGCCATAACAGATTGTGCAAGAATTTGCATTGGTTAAAGAGGCATAAATACCGTTGTACGCAAGTATGCCTTCGCCTGGTAACAACACAGGGATCGCTACTACGTTTGCGCCAAAATCAAACTGCCACAAAATGTTACCGGATGCTGCGGATGCATTATCATAAAGAATAATTGTTCCAGCAGTGCCGTTGCTATTGAATGTAATTTGTTTTACTCGGCAACGAGTGGTAACCAACGCAGCAGATGTGTTGGTATGCGCTGACTTAACGTCATATTGCATCATAATTAATCTCCTTTAAATTCAAAGATGGGGGCCGAAGCCCCCAGAAGATCAATCAAAGTTACCGTAGGGGTAAGCTGTGCTGCTACCGATATTCATATCGTTTTGGTTGTAACGCAAAGTTACTTCGATTTGACCGGATGTAGGAGTAGTCAAACTTGTATTGGTGATCTTCAAAGTCACAACAACTTGTGAGAACCATGTGGGCTCTAAACCAACATTGGGGTTCTGGAAGTCTTGCAGTGTAGCGCTTGCGTAAGGCAATTGTGTACCAACATATGTAGCAGTTCCACGAGTAGCTGAAGTGATTGCAGCCATCGTAGCGTAAACACCCGTGCTAGTAGCAAAGTTGTTAGAGACGTATGGTTGAATAGAGTTAGCTGTTACGGCACCATCTGTGGGCAATGTACCAACGTCAACGATCACGTCAGTGATGTTGCAGCTATAGGGCAAATAAAACACAACGCCACGATAAATCGTGCCGGATGTATCAGCAGTAGGAGCTGATGCTTTGGTTGGGCCAGCATTGCTAAATGAACCGCTTTGTGGCGTATAAATTGTGCCAATGCTATTGGGGATGTTGTTTGAAGCAACAAAAACACCTGATCCACCGCCATAGTTAGCAGTGTTAGGGGTTGTGACTGAAAAGTCCAAAAGAGCCGTTTGAACGAGGTCGGTATAACCTACGTTACGTACTTGAGTAAAACGCTGATCGCCCGCCAAAATTGGGCCAGAAAACGTGGAACGAGCCATGATAATTCCTTATGCAAAAGCCTCTTGTTAATCGTTGCATCGTCTGCTGGGCCAGTGGCAACAAGAGAAAAAATCCCAGACACCTGCAATATACACTATTCTTTTTGCGTGTCAAGAAGTTTTTTCTTGTTTCTTGCGGCCATCATTTTGGCTTTCCAAACAGGGTCAGCCCATAGCGCTTTAGCTGCGGCTTTCTTGGCAGCCTTGACTTCCTCACGGTTAGCAATTTCTTTGTTATTTGCAGCTTGTTTAGCAGCATAATCAGGATCAGACCATTGAGCTTTGGCTTGCGCGCTAGTTTTGGCTTTGGACTCGTCCGTATTACGGGCCTCCTTGATGCTTTTAGCCAATGTATCACCTTTAGCTCCCCACATCTTTTTAGAGTTAATTGATTTAGATTCGAGCGCCTCTGGGGTGTTTTGCGCTTTGGTTTGTCCAGCAATTACTTTGGCACGGTATTCTGGGTCTTGCCAATGTTCTTTAGTAAATCGACCATCAGCGGCTTTTTGTTCATCTGATTTAATATACCCACTTGGGCCCTCGCCACCATCAGTCAAATTAAATAACGTACCTGTCTTTAAATCCCGACGCCCATACAACTTAATAAGTTCCATTTCTTTGGCAAAGGCTTCTTCTTCG